ATCAAGTTGGGTAAAATAATACCTGAACATCATGCAAGGAAAGATTATCTTTAATGGTTAAGGGATACGATTTATTTGGAGATCATGGAAGAAACTTGCCCACTCCTCACGGTAGTGGTGCAAGACCCATGTATGGTGACATGGGTAAATCATGTAGACCAGACCCAAATGCTAAGAGAGAGTATCCTCACCTGTATGCTGTCTTCTGTCTTGATTCACATAACACCAGTTATTTTTATGTTAGAGAAGATGGCACTTACTACTGGTTACATTGTCGTAAAGGAAAGGATGATGTTGAGATTGATGCAGATAATATACAAATAGATATATTTGGTAAACCTGATCTATCAAAAGATTTTATAATGAAAGCAATTCTATAGGGTTCTTGACGAACCCTTTTTTTAATGCTATAATTAAATATAAACGAAATTAATATGTCTATCAAAGTTGCCTTATTAAAATCAGGTGAATCTGTGATTGCAGATATTAAGGAACTGATATCGAATGATAATATTTGTGGATATTTATTTGAGAATCCACATATAATTTCTTACTTGGAACCAGAATTATTGACGGAACAAACAGAAACAAGTAAGTTGAAGATATCATTGATTCCTTGGATACTAATTACATCAGATACTAAAATTCCTGTTAGGTCTGATTGGGTAATTACAATGGTCGAACCAATCGAAGACGTTAAAAAAATTTATGAGGAAAAAATAAATGAGTCAGATCAAAATAATCGTGTTGATGAACAACAAAGTCTTAGTGAGTGAGATTGAAGAAGTTGGAGCAGAGGTTGGAGAACCAGATTGTAAACTTACTAATCCTGTAATTTTAAAAACCACTGAAGAAAAAATTACTGTAGAAGAAGGTCAAGTTCTTATGACACCTTGGTTACAAAGTTTTACAAGAACTAATGAATTTATGATATCCTCTGATAAGATATTAACAATAGCAGATCCAACTGCTGACATTCTTGAAAAATATGAGGATCTTATCAAGAGCAAATGAGATTTTACACTAATGTTCAAATGGTTGGAGACAACTTTTTAGTTCGTGGTTATGAAAATGGTAAACATTTTATGACTCGTGAAAAGTTCTATCCAACTCTTTTTGTGCCATCTAAAAGAAAAACAAAATACAAAACATTAGAAGGTGAATATGTTGAGTCAGTAGATCCTGGCACTGTAAGGGATTGTCGTGAGTTTATCAAAAGATATGATGGTGTCGAAAACTTTAAGGTCTATGGAAATGACAGATATATTTACCAATACATCTCAGAGAAATATCCTGAGGAAGAGATAAGATTTGATGTAAGCAAGATTAAAATTACAACCTTAGATATTGAGGTCAAGTCTGAAAATGGTTTCCCTGATGTAGAATCTGCTGCGGAAGAAATACTACTTATATCAATACAAGATTATAATACAAAACAGATTCGCACATGGGGTCAAGGATCTTTTAACAACAAACAGGATAATGTCATTTACAAGTCATTCAATTCAGAGTATGAACTTCTAAGTGCCTTTATCAACTGGTGGATGATTGAAGATAATACACCGGAAGTTATTACAGGATGGAACACAGAGTTGTATGATATTCCATATCTAGCACGTAGACTTGAACGTGTTCTTGGTGAGAAGTTGAAGAAGAGATTATCTCCTTGGGGTCTAGTGACTGAGGATGAGATTTATATTGCTGGTCGTAAACATATTGCATATGATGTTGGGGGCATTACACAACTTGATTACCTCAATCTTTACAAGAAGTTTACATACAAGGCACAAGAGTCATATCGTTTGGATCATATTGCAAGTGTAGAACTTGGGCAAAAGAAGTTAGACCACAGTGAGTTTGATACATTCAAAGATTTTTATACACAGGGTTGGCAGAAGTTTGTCGAATACAACATCATTGACGTAGAACTGGTTGACCGTCTTGAAGATAAGATGAAGTTGATTGAACTTGCGATTGTGATGGCATATGACGCAAAGGCAAACTATGCAGATGTATTCTCACAGGTTCGTATGTGGGACACTATAATTTACAATTATTTGAAGAAGAGAAATATTGTCATTCCTCCAAAGGAGAGATCAAGTAAATCGGAAAAATATGCAGGTGCTTATGTCAAAGAACCAATACCAGGCAAGTATGATTGGGTGGTTTCATTTGACTTGAACTCTCTGTATCCACACTTGATTATGCAATATAATATTTCCCCAGAAACATTGATTGAACAAAGGCATCCATCAGTTACAGTTGATAAAATTCTAAATGAAGATATTACATTTGAAATGTATAAAGATACTGCTGTCTGTGCAAATGGTGCGATGTATCGGAAAGATGTTCGTGGTTTCTTACCAGAACTAATGGAGAAGATTTATAAAGATCGAACCATATATAAAAAGAAGATGTTGGAGGCAAAGCAGCAATATGAAAAGAAGAAGACGAAAACCCTTGAAAAAGAAATTGCTAGATGTAACAACATTCAGATGGCGAGGAAGATACAACTTAATAGTGCTTATGGTGCTATCGGCAATCAGTACTTTCGTTATTACAAATTAGCAAATGCGGAAGCAATCACGCTATCGGGTCAGGTATCAATCCGATGGATTGAAAATAAAATGAATAAATTCATTAACAAAATATTAAAAACGGAGGATGTTGATTATGTTATTGCTTCAGATACTGATTCCATCTATCTTAATCTTGGTCCTCTGGTGGAGGTCATATACAAGGGGAGAGAGAAAACTAATGAAAGCGTTGTGTCGTTCCTTAATAAGATCTGTGAGGTGGAATTTGAAAAGTATATTGAGAGTTCTTATGAGACGTTGGCCAAATACGTAAATGCGTATGACCAGAAGATGTTTATGAAGCGAGAGAATATCGCAGACCGTGGTATATGGACAGCAAAGAAAAGATATATTCTGAATGTGTGGGATAGTGAGGGTGTAAGATATGAAGAACCGAAGTTAAAAATTATGGGTATTGAAGCAGTGAAGTCTTCGACTCCTGCCCCTTGTCGCACTATGATTCGTGATGCACTCAAACTCATGATGAATGGAACTGAAGAAGATGTGATTGATTTCATAGATGAATCAAGAACTAAATTTAAATCTCTTCCTCCTGAAGAGATTGCCTTTCCAAGAACTGTATCAGATGTAAAGAAATACTATAATTATACAACCATCTATGGTAAGGGCACACCAATACATTGTCGAGGTGCATTATTATTCAACCATTATATTAAACAAAAGAAGTTGACTAATAAATATTCACTCATAGCAAATGGTGAAAAGATTAAGTTTCTGTATTTAAAGAAACCAAATCTGATACAAGAGAATGTTTTATCATTCATACAAGACTTTCCACATGAACTTGGACTTGACAAATATATAGATTATGATTTACAATTTGAGAAGAGTTTTGTAGAACCACTTAAAACTATATTAGATGCAATCGGTTGGAATGTTGAAAAAACGGTAAACCTTGAATTATTTTTTACATAATGAATCTAAACTTAAGTGTTTTTGATGAAGTGATTCCATATTCTTTAATGGATATGGTTTTAGCATTTTGTAATAAATCTACTTTTAGATTAGGGTGGCCAGATAGGGATGATACTGATTTAAATTTACATAGCACTTGGACAAAAGATGAATTAAAATCGACAGGATTAATACCATATTTTGATGATTGTATAAAAAATACTGAGTGGTTTGTAAAAAATGATTTACACAGAATTATATTGAATGTTGTTAAATCTAATGACGTTCACTACATTCATCATCATGAAGGAGAACAAGTTTTACTTTATTATGTAAACTTGGATTGGCAAGATGGTTGGTATGGAGAGACATTATTTTTTAATCCATCTAATATTAAAGAGGTTCAGTATACTTCATCCTTTCAACCTGGTAGAATTATTTTATTTGATGGATCTATTCCTCACGCGATTAGACCACAATCAATCAAAGCACCTAAATTTAGATTCACACTAAGTTTGTTTTTTGTTTAATTTAGTGCTACAATATACATAAGTGACACATTAATATGGATTTTTTAAAAGAGATAGTCAAAGAAATTGGTGATGAGTACACCCAAATTGCAGCAGATATAGATGAAACAGAAAGATTCATTGATACAGGAAGTCATATCTTCAATGCGCTTGTTAGCGGTTCCGTTTATG